AATTTCTTCCATGTATCCCTTACAAACAATATCAGTAACGGGAAAATCTCAAGACGTCCTGCCAGCATATCAAAAGTAAGGATAAGCTTTGAAAACCAGGAGAACATGCCGAAGTTTCCGGTAGGTCCTACCAGTTCCAGACCAGGTCCGATATTATTAAAGGTTGCCGCAACCGCCGTAAAATTCGTGATCAGATTGAAATCGTCAAAGGCAATCAGGAATATGGAGGATGCAAAAATCAGCATATATACAATGAAGAAAATATTTGTGGAACGAACAACTTCATGTGGGATGGCTTTGCCGTCCATTTTTATTTTCTTTACCGCATTTGGATGCAGAAAAATATGAAGCTCCTTGCGGACTGTTTTGCAGAGAATCAGGATTCTGGATACTTTAATGCCGCCGCCTGTACTTCCGGCACATGCACCGATAAACATCAGCAGTACCAGGATTGTCCGCGAAATTTCCGGCCAGGTATTAAAATCTGTTGTTGCATATCCGGTTGTTGTGATAATGGAACCAACCTGGAAAGCTGCCTGCTGAAAAGCTTTGGCTGCACTTCCGAAAATATGGTAAATATTGCAGGTGATGATAAGAATTGCAATACCGATGATTCCGAAATAATACCGCACTTCTTCCATTTTAAAAGCCTGAGCAAATTTTTTTGTGATAATGAAAAAGTAAGCATTAAAGTTAACGCCAAATAAAATCATAAATACAGTAATGACTACCTGCAGATATGTACTGTAACTGGCCATGCTGTCATTTTTAATACCAAATCCTCCGGTACCTGCAGTACCGAAAGCTGTACATATGGAGTCAAACAGCGGCATACCACCGACCAGAAGAAGCAGGATCTGGATCACTGTCATTACGAAATAAATAGAATACAGAATTTTGGCAGTTGACTGTACTTTTGGCGCAAGCTTGCTTACAGATGGTCCGGGACTCTCCGCTTTCATAAGATTCATATGATAACCGCCGGTAAGTGGCAGAAGGGAGAGGATGAAAACCAGAACACCCATTCCGCCGATCCAGTGCGTGAAGCTTCTCCACATCAGCATACAATGAGGAAGTGCCTCCACATCGCTGAGAATGCTGGCTCCTGTTGTAGTAAAACCCGAAACTGTTTCAAATAATGCATCTACAGGATTTGGAATGCTTCGGCTGATCACAAAGGGGATTGCTCCTATGATACTCAGAACGATCCAGCTTAATGCTACAGTCACGAAACCTTCTTTTGTGTAGAAAGCCTTTCTTGTCGGCTTTTTCCTGGTGAGAGGAAGCCCGATGACCAGGCATAAAGCAATCGTGATCAGAAAAGCTACACCGGAAGTTTCCTGATAGATCAGTGCCGTAATTGCGGGCAGAGCCATAAATACAGCTTCAATTTCCAGAATCATTCCGATGATATAGATAATAATGGAATAGTTCATAATTCGGCTCCTTTATTTTTCCAGAATATCTGTAATATCGCGAAGGCCCTTCTGAGAAGTTACTATGATAACGGTATCTCCGACCTGAATGGTATCCTGGCCTCGGGGAATCTTGACCTGACCATTTCGGTTCAGGTAACCTACAAGGAGGTTTTTCTTCAGGTTCAGTTCAGATAATGGAATGCCTGTTACCGGTGAATTTTCGCGGATGGCAAATTCCAGAGCTTCTGCCTGATTATCCAGGATATGATAAAGGGTTTCAATATTGCTGCCGATGCTGTTCTGCATGGCACGTACATACTGCAGGATATAGTCGGCTGTGATATATTTCGGATAAATGACGCTTCCGATATCAAGGTTATCAATGACATCATCAAAGGCAAGGCGGTTTACCTTGGCAATCAGTTTGGCATTGGAAACTGTTTTGGCAAAGAGTGAAAGGAAAACATTTTCCTCATCCATGTTTGTGAGTGATACAAAAGCCTCTGTGCGTGAGAGTCCCTCTTCCATAAGGAGAGAACGATTGGTTCCGTCTCCGTTAATGATAGTTGCCTCCGGAAGCAGATCACTTAAGGTTTCACAGCGGGACTCATTCTGTTCAATGATCTTAACGGAGATGTTCATATCAAGCAGGGCTTTTGTAAGGTAATAGGAAATGGTTCCTCCGCCGACAATAATGGCGTTTTTTACCTGATTGGTTTTCAGGCCGATCTTTTTGAAAAAGGCTGCTGCATTCACCGGGGAAGCAAGAATGGAAACCATATCTCCGTCGTGGATCACCTGATTACCGCCGGGAATAGATACATGATCCCGACTTTCTACTGCGCAGAACAAGACGTCGCATTTCAGGGATTCCGTAATGCGTGAGATTGTCATGCCATCCAGATTAAATTCAGGAAGCACTTTGAATTTCAGCATTTCTACACGACCACGTGCGAAAGTATCGATCTTGATAGCTGAAGGGAAGCGTAAGAGACGGGAAATTTCCTGTGCAGCTGCAAGCTCCGGGTTAATGATCATAGTAACACCCAGACGCTTCTTGATGAAGCTGATCTCTTTGGCATAGATAGGATTGCGGACACGGGCAATCGTCTGGCAATGGCCGGTTTTCTGTGCGATCAGGCAGCAGAGGAGATTCATTTCATCAGAACCGGTTACGGCAATCAGGATATCTGCATTCTCAATACCTGCTTCCACCAGCGTGTTGATACTTGCACCGTTTCCCACGATACCCATGGCATCAATGTCATCCTGAAGGGAAGTGATCACATTAGAAGAAACGTCTATAAGAGTAATGTCGGATTCTTCTTCCTGAAGCTGTTCTGCCAGGGTACGTCCAACTTTACCGCACCCAACAATAATTATCTGCATAATTCCTCCAATAAGGGGGCTGTCACATAATATCTATGTGAGACAGCCCCTTTTATATCATATTTTTGTTTGTAATTGCTCAATATTTTTGGCAATTACTTTTGTGGCTATTAAGCTAAGAATACTATAGCACCACCAGATATATTTGTAAAGCAAATATGAAATTTCTGTGATTTTTAAGATGGAGCGTATTACTGTTCATTCCGTTCTCAGTAACACGCTTCGCGATGCTAATCGCATAAATTCGCGCAGTATGTCGCAGGTTTTGGCTGCGTACTTTATTTATTGCTGTTGCATGATGCAGTGCAGGGATTATCAAATCCCGGGGTAAAAGCATAGAAGTTTTTGGCATCAAGTTCTTCCTGAATGGACTGAAGAGCTTCCCCAAATCTCTGGAAATGAACAACTTCTCTGGCACGCAGGAATTTGATGGGATCCGCAATCTCAGGTATATTGCGGACTACTCTGAGAATATTGTCATAAGTAGAACGGGCTTTTTGCTCTGCAGCAAGATCCTCGAACAGATCAGTGATCGGATCACCTTTACTCTGAAATTCACATGCATTAAATGGTACGCCACCTGCTGCCTGTGGCCAGACTCCCACTGTGTGATCGATATAATACGGTCCAAATCCGGATTTCTCAATTTCCTCCATGGAAAGGTCCCGGGTAAGCTGATGTACAATAGTGGATACCATTTCCAGATGACTGAGTTCTTCTGTTCCTATGTCGTTGAGCAAAGCAGAAGTCGTTCGGTTCGGCATGGTAAAACGCTGGGAAAGATAACGCAGGGAAGCGCTGATTTCACCGTCCGGGCCACCGGAGTGCAGTACCCTATAATAGCCCCGCAAACCCAGTGTTTATGCGGGTTTGTGGGATTTTTAACTCAGAAAAAATATTACAAAAATGTTAAAAAGGCCGAAATAGCACTTTTTTATGGATGGATGAAATTCAGGAAATAATGATGTCAAAAGACATTTTTCCGGATTCCTTATCATATATGATCTGTTCCACAACACTTCTGATCAGATTTCCCTTTTCTTCATAACCTACGTCTGGATTCTTCAGGACATCCGAAACAGAACGGATCTCTTTCAGGATTTCTTCTGTGTCAGGCTGCTCTGCCTGTTCTTTCTGTAATAGCTGTGAAAGGGCAGCAGTCAATTCTAACCGATCTGATACCAGACGATCCTTATTATTCTTATATTCTTCCAGAGTATCTACTCCTGCCTCATAAGCCTCTTTGATTCTGCTTTCTCTCATGGTGAGCTTACTGATTTCTTTTTGTAACTGTTCGATCTGCAGTGAATGATCAGTCTTTTTCTTTTTACATACATATGTAAATTCTGCTCCATCTAAGATCTGATCAAAATAACTTATCACAGCTTCTTCAGCCTTTTTGACTGATAAGGCAACAGAAGTCTTATGAAATCCCTTCGCGTACTTCCAGCACTGGAAATAAGGACATTTATTATTACCGGTGTAAGAAAGCGTAGCCCCGCAGACAGAACACTTTAAAAGGCCGGATAGCCAGTGCTTACAGGCAGAGACATTCCGTGCCTTGACCGGACGTTTCCGGGAAGTGATCAGCTTCTGACGTTTTTCGTACCGTTCCCTGGAAAGACGTACCTCATGGCTTCCTTCAAATTCCACTCCGTTCCAGACAACAGTTCCGCAATAGAAGGGATTTCCAAGAATCCGGTCAACGCTACGCCGCTCGAAGAGTTTTCCACGTTTCGTCCGGTACCCGAGATCATTGCAACGCCTGGCAATAGCTGTCTCATCTAAGTTCTGATTATCATACAGGTCCATGATATAAGAGACAATGGCATATTCAGCTTCATTAATGATATAAGGTTTTCCATGTCCAACTGCAGTATAGCCAAGACAGGGAGATGTCTGATAGCCTTTTTGCAGGGCTTTTTCTTTCATGCCACGCAAAACCTCACCTGACAATCGAATGGAGTAGTATTCATCCATCCATTCTATGATACGCTCGATCAGACTGCCAAAAGGTCCCTCAATCAGTGGCTCAGATACACTGATCACGTCTACATTATCCTTCTTGAGCATACTCTTGTATACGATAGACTCTTCCTGGTTACGGGCGAAACGACTGAATTTCCATACCAGGATCACATCAATAGGGTGAGAAGGCTGCTTCGCCAGGGCGATCATCTTCTGAAACTCCGGACGCTTCTGTGCGTGCCGGCCGGAAACACTCTCAGTAAAGATAAAGTCCCCGGAAACAATCATGTCATTCTTCTGGGCGTAATCCAGCAGAAGGCGTTTCTGTGCATCAGGAGATAACTCTGTTTGGTCCTCTGTCGAGACACGGATATAGAGAGCTGCTACTTTACTACTCATAAATATCACCTCGGTTTTATAAAATATGTAATTTTAAGTATAAAAATAACAGCCACACAAACGTTCTGATTGTGTAACTGCTCCGAAGATGATATAATATCTTTGCCAAAGTACTGGATCTCTTCGGAGATTCTTGATCCGTCCCTGTTACCAGCAGGGGCGTTTTTTATTATAATAATTCAGAGATCACAATTGATAAATCAGGATATATACATACTGGAATTTCATCGTCGAAAGAATACAATCCGGTACCCGATTCATTTTCAAAATCGTAGACATTTACGATACCTTTCAGGGGATTTATAATCCAATATTCTCTGACTCCGGCCATCCGGTATTTAAATAATTTTATTCCGTAATCTTTACTCTGAGTAGCAGGAGAAACAACCTCAATTACCCAATCAGGTGCACCATGACAACCTTTTTCATCTACTTTGTCTGGTGAGCAGACAACTGTTAAGTCTGGTTCGGCATAGTTCTTGTTATCTTCATTCAGGAACACTGCAAATGGAGAGACATATGGTTTACAGGATCCGCTTTTACTTTTAATGTAATTGCGGATAGTAGCATACAGTTCACCGACGATTACCTGATGCCTGGTATTAGGTGGTGCCATCATATAGATCTGTCCATCAATCAGCTCTGCACGTTCGCCATCCGGAAGAGCGTAGATGTCATCTATTGTATAAATCCGTTCTTTGGGTAATGGCATAATGAAAACTCCTTTCGTTAATCCATTGATGTAATCACATATACACAAACGTTCGACTTGTGTAACTGCTCCGAAGATGATATAATATCTTTGTTAATAGGGGTATCTCTTCGGAGATCCTGATCACCGTCCTTGTGCTGGTAACACAGGGGCGATTTTTTATTTATTATTTTTGTTTTACAAGAGATACAATTGCTAAAATAACATTGACTAAACACCAAGTTGCCCAGATTTTTAAATCAGAGAAACTTCCTGCTAATGTGTATCCGAAGAAAGTAGCAATACCGAATAATACGATAAGAGCAATGTTTCCGCCTTTACTGCCTTTGCGAGTTGCAATAGATACAATGCCTCCAGCAAGAAGCATGATAGCAACGATGATTCCGGCAGATCCGCTTACTTCACCTGTTTCACTTAAAGAATTACTAAGGCCAGCAGCGCATGACTGAAATGCAACCATAAAGAACAATACAATTGATAAGATTCCAGATACTAATTTCCAAGTTTTCATTTTATCCCCTCCGTGTTAAATTAAACATCAATTTCAAAAACAGCTGATTGCTTTTGATTATTGCTGTCGTAATTATAAAAGTTAATTTTGAAACTTCCGGCATTATCAACACCGATGCATGCCTGAGCCTGACAGGAGGCTCCGACAGGCGTTTCTTGTGGATACATTGAGATGTCTCCAGGATATGAATATCCCATTTTTCCAGCGCTGTCAACAATTCCATCGTCCAGACTTATGTACAATCCATTCATGATATCATCGTCATAGCCAAGATTTTCATAAGTATATGTTACAAGATAAACAGCAGCTGGATTTTTATCGCTGTATTCATTGCGATCATCAGTTGTCTCAACAGAGTCAACTGTAATTTTCCACTGTCCCTCTACTACATATGATTCTCCAATTTTATATGTATCTTGGGAAGTAGATTTGGCTCCGGATGAAGCCTCGTCAAGTTGTTTTTGAAGCTCATCTATTGTTTTTTGCATTTCTGAGATTTGAGCTTCGAGTTGTTCAATCTTATCATCTTTTTCATCTGCAAATACAGGTGGTGAAGAAGATAAGACAAGCGTGCCAGCTAATAGGATGGCAAAAATTTTCTTTTTCATCTTTTGATCCTCCTGAATGGAATATTTTATTAAAACGCCAAAGCGAATTAATTCATTAATATATGTGAAAACTTGTATGATAAATCATTTTACTACTATAAAACGTAATAAACAAGTACAATGAAGAGAATGATGAAATATCTTCTTTATAAAGATGTGTAGGCTATTTTGACTATTCAATAGAAATTAGCTTTATCACTGCTAATGGCTCGAAATAAATTATGTAATTATCGATAGATGTACATAATCCGTACTTTGACTTGTAGCAATCAATAGCCTCCTTCAAATATTCTTCCGTAGCATCCAGATATTCAGCCATCTCACAAAGATTCCCACATCCTGCTTCATAAGCACTGATCAGACCGGTAAGTCCAATCTTTAGATTGTACCCATAAAGCCGAGCTCGATACTCCTGCTTTCGGCTTTCTTCCTTATTCTGGTCTAAAATGTTTCCGGAGCTGGTGCGATAATGCCCGATTTCTTCGGCAAGCACACAAGATTTTTCAGCTTGTGTTTCTATATCCTTTCGGATTGCTATGCGACTGCCGCGGATCAGGCCATCATGTTCAGTAAGAGGTTGTTCTTTAACAAGTAACCCTTCTTGATCGGCA